TCATCAAGAATAATCTTTACTTCATTTTCTGCTTCACAATGTTCACACTTAGGTTTGAGTTCTATATTTTCTCCTACCGACTTAGATCTGATTTTGACGAACATATATTCAACATCAAAACTAGTCAGTGCTTTTTTGCTTATCGGTTCTTCGACACAAGCTTCAATAGTATCTGCAATAGCATTGAAGACCTGTGTTTGATCCTCACTCTCCATTGCTAACATCAAGACCTTCTCTTCCTTTACGAGATATGGTCTAAATCTAACTGCCTGTTGTGACGAAGGTATAACAAGTTCATATTTTGGTTTATCATTTAGTTTAGGTAGTGCCATTCATTTCATCCTTTAATTAAATACTCTTCCTATTGCTGTTCCTATTTGAGTTGTCAAAAACTTTTCTATATTACTTGTAGCTTCAACTTCATTTGGAATCCATTTTGTATACGACATTTGCACATTCAACTCCACGACACCATCAATATCATTGTTCAACTGAATGTCGTTCATGGTGGTAGGGAATGCGTCAAACAACGTACACGAATATATTACATCATCACCTGTAACAAAGTCCAAGTCAAACTGACCTTGTGCAAGATCAATAGGACCAAACTTAGGTAATCTATTTTGTATTTCTGATGGCAGTTTAGGAATGCCAAGAGGTGTGGAGTAGACAGGAAGACCAATACCTTTCTTCAACTGTTCAATCACAATCTGTTTTCCGTATCCTTCTTTGCCTCTGAGATATCCTGCTGTCTGACCATCCTGATCTACAGCAAGACTTTGCCAAGTATCAAAGTACTTTCGTATACCATAATCATTTAGAACTTGAAAGGTCATGGAAATGTCTGTAACGGCATACCCATAAGGAACCTTCTGCATTTGCATACCAATCCTGCGTTCATTCGTCAGAACCTGCTTACCGGGCAATATAACGTCCTTACAGAGCAAGTTTACTTCTTCGGAGGTAGCACCAGGGATTGTTGGTAGCTTAACCCTGAATACATTTGGACGTGCTATACCATCTTTTCTAGACACTAAGCTTTTTAATTGATCGACACTAGCCATTAAATCATCCTCTTAGAGTCTCTGTACACTTGCGTACCTGTTCCCTTCTGCCAAGAAGCAGTGGGTAAGAACGTTGCGATTTCCCATTCAGGTGCAGGTATCCTAGCAAACCGACTTCTAACGTGAGTTGTCAAGTAATGCTTTACACAAGGTTTAAAGTATTTGTATTTGGCAGCAGACTTTAGCATATCATACGTTACATCAAAGCGTGTGCTTTCGTTGAACTTGTCGTTAGTTGTCACGTCCATCAGTGCATCCAAGAACTTTGCTCTAAGTGCCATTGGTAGGTAATGCAAGTTCAAACCAAGGAAGCCACCTTTAGCAGGACCAATCACAATAGTCAAAGGGAATGCATCATAGTAGGGTAACGTGTCTTTATGCTTTGGGTCATAGAAAAACATCTGCATTGATCCAACTAGTTGCCTGTTGACTAACTTTAATGAATCGTCTTTCATTACATCGTTACGGTTCATTTTACGAATACCGCCTAGACGTTTACGGAACCAAGCCCTAGACTCTTTTGTTCTAGGGGTGATACCTGCACGAAATGCTTCTATTTCTAAGTTCTTAAATAAATCTGCCATAGTGTTATTTATATCTATTTTAGGGGTTGACGAATCATTAAAAATGTATATAATTAAAGAGAGGTCTTTGAGGTAGGTGAGTATACTATGTTTTGACTAGTGTTTTAAATTTCTTAGCGTTATGACCTTCGTGAATATAAACATTATCTGAACCTAGTTTTTCTATTAGTTGTTCTGTGATTTTATCTTCTCTAACTTGTAAGTTGTCTTCTTTACTATTTCTCATTTTCTGAGTATGAAATTCTACATATATTTCATCAACCAAATCGATTGTCTTTTCTATTAACATTTTTTCTAGAACCTCATACTCAGCACCTTCAACATCTAACGCAAGTATTATATAATCTTCTTCGTTAAACTGAGAAATATAGTTAGAAAGATCAATCGCTTCAACAGTCATTTTTTTATTAGACATGTGCGTCTTTTTATCTAATCTAAGTGTGCTAGATTTAGTGTTAGCTCCAATATTAAAAGTCATATTCGAATCTTCAATCCAAACTGCCTTTTCAACAAGTTCAACATTATCTAGCTTACCGTTAAGTAACATATAATCTACACATTCAGGATTAGGTTCAAACGCAATCATTCTCCACGATTGGTGATCCTTATGATTGGTTTTAAACATGTCGAGGTCGGAACCTTTATTTGCTCCACAGTCTATGAATATTTTCATTTTATCTTTCTTTGATTATTTTTTCTTAGGTTTACGTAGTGGCTTCAAGGGCTTTATAGTTTTCTTAGGTTTAGGTAAAATGCCCATGGCGCTGAGTTCATTCTCAGTCCATATTTGAAATCCCCAACCACGATCTGCAGCATAGTTCTGTGCAGCAGCCCACTTGTTCATATTCTTTACATAGGTCATTCCTTCACTGATGTATCTCTTAGACTTTCTGCCATTGAACTTTGGTGGTGCAGTTTCTTTATTAGGTTTTATTTCAACTAGAACTGTCTTACCAGTTTTATAAGTAATCTTAAGATCCATGAAGTATCTATGGTACTTTTTATCAACCTCATAGAAGTAAGGTATCACAACTTCTTCACTAGACCATGCAACAATATCCTTTGCATCATCACACCACTTGAACGCATTTCTTTCCCAAAGAGATCTAAAGACTACCTTATCAGCATCTCCTTTGTACTTAGAACGGTTTTTAACATTATACTTGCCAGAATATGCCATAGATACCTTATAAATAATAGAAACTTTTTTATATTTAGGTAGGCAACATGGTCTTTAGAACTTCCGTAAATGGAGTAAATCAAATCAAAAAGAACTTTAAGTTTCCTCTAGAAGATGACGGTTACAAAGGTAGGATAACTTTTGAGGCTATTCAAGAGAACTATAAGACTTTGCCTGAAACTGTGTTCAGTGGATTGGTTGAAGCGGCTTCTGGAACAACAAATAGAGAACGTGCATTACAAAACAGTGGTGATGATGGGTTCAAAGGACAGCAAAAAACAGTCAGAGGAAGTATACCTGCACGTGTCGGTAGTGGACGTAAAGCTACAATGTATTTACCTTCAACATTACAGTTTCAGGATAACATTGAATACACTAATGTTGATCTAGGTATCATAGGTTCTGCAGCAGCAAAAGCTTTGGGAGATCCAAACGCTAGTGGTAAAACGATCCTAAATGCAATAAAAAATAATATCACGCCAGACTTTGCCTCAATACAAGAGGCTTTCAATGTAGGACTTAAGAGTGAGGGCGCACAGGTTGCTGCACTTCGTTTATCTAGTAAACTTAGTCCTGAAGTTCAAGGTGCTATTGAAACTACAACAGGCATTGCACTGAACCCTAATAGAAGATCTACTCTCAGAGGCATTGGTGTCAGGCAGTTTAGATTTACATTTAAAATGATTCCAACTTCTCAAGTAGAGGCAGAGGAAGTCAAACAGATAGTTCAGTTCTTTAGAGAAGAAATGTATCCTGATACTTCTGATGAGGGATTGAATGCTGCACTGAGATTTCCTAGTAAGTTCAATATAAAAATGTTCTATGACAATAAAAGAGTTGCAACTAAGATATTACCATCTTTCTTGGCTAACGTTGATGTTGTGTACAATGCAACGGGTATGGCTTTTCACAAGGATGGTAACTTCCAAGAAACAGACATTTCACTATCGTTTGTAGAAGAAAGAGCATTGACTAAGAGAGATATTATAAGTGAGGTTACTGCAATAGATAATCCAGACTATGTAATATCAGCAGGGGCAGGATAATATGTCATTTTTTAGAAACTTTCCCACAGTAGCATATAATTTTGGTAATGAAACATTCGACACTACGTTTCACAACCTTACCACTTATATAGATCTCATCGATCAAATAGCTGATGATGCGTCTTTCTATGAAAAGTATTATATTCAGGATGGTCAAAGACCTGATGTTCTTTCGTATGAGTT